TTCCAACCACAAATGCAACACAAGAGTTGCCAGCTATCAACCAAATACTTACATCCTGTGGTCAGGCTCCTGTAACTACACTAGACCAAACCAACCCGGAAGTTGCGATTGCCTACGATACTTTGTTACAGGTGTCAAGAGAGGTACAATCCGAAGGATGGACTTTTAACAAGGAGTACCACTACGAATTTAACAAAGATGTTAACAACGAAGTATTGATACCTAATAATATAATACAAATAAAACTTACAGAAAACGCACAGAATGCACCATATCATGCTGTACGTAGAAATGGTAAATTATATGACAGACAGAATCACAGATATACATGGGAGTACAGCCCTATAGAATGTGATGTAATGTGGGAGTTTGATTTTATAGACTTACCAGAACCTGTACAAAACTATATCAAAGCCAGAGCAGCAACCCTTGTGTCTGGTAAAATTGTTGGTGATAACTCTCAATACCAACGGTTACAACAACAAGAAATACAACAAAGATCTTTAGCTCTGGAGTATGAAACAAGTCAAGGACAGTTTACTATGTTTGGACATCCACAAGACTCACAAAACTTCTACCAAAGCTATCAACCCTTTCACGCTTTACAACGATAATGGCAGCAGTTACTCAACGAGTTGACAACTATCTAGGTGGAGTATCTAGACAATCAGATGATAAGAAACTTCCCGGTCAAGTCGAGGAGTGTATCAACGGCTATCCTGATCCAACCTTTGGTCTTACTAAAAGACCGGGTTTTCAGCATATAGAAAATCTAGGTACTGGCACTACATATGACAACTCTAAGTGGTTCTTTATTTCAAGAACTGAAACAGAAAAATATATAGGCTGTATCACACCAGCATCAGGAGGCTCTACAGGGGGCATCTTTATATGGAATGCTATCACAGGTGCGACAGCCCATCCAACATACATTGGAGCGGCACAGAGCTATCTTACAGGAGCACGTATAGATTATGATGTATTAACTATACAAGATAAATCTATCATAACTAATAGATTACAAACAACAGCAACTACAGCTGCACCTAGTTTTACCGCTAACAAACAGGCTACAATTAGATTATCAGGTACATCTCTAAGTACTACATACTCAGGAACTGTAGCTGGGCAATCCTTTTCTGTAACTACAAATAGCACTGATGGTTACTCACAAACCTTAACTAAAATAAAACAAGCTATTGATAATTTAGGTATCTCTGGTCTTACTGTAACTAAGTTTAAAGATAATGTACGGCTAACCCGTACTAGCAGCTTTACATTTACTGCTACAGGTGGAGATTTTGAAGATCAGGCTAACGCATTTCAAGATCAGGTTGCTACGTTAGCTGAAATACCGAGTGAATCAGCACACGGTCACATAGTTAAAGTTGCTAATAGTGGCTTACTTACATCAGCTTATTTCTTAAGATTTGTAGCGAATGATGGTGTAGGAGGAGACGGATTCTGGGAAGAGACAATATCTCCTAGTGTGTCTACAGGATTAAATGCTGCTACAATGCCACACCAGCTAGTTAATACAGCTGTAAATACTTTTAAATTAGAACCAATACCATGGGTTAATAGAGCTGTTGGTGATGATGAGACTAATAAACATCCATCATTCGTAGGTCAGAAAATAAATCAATCGTTTTTCCATAACAATAGATTAGGTTTTTTATCTGCTGATACTGTATCTATGAGTCAATCAGGTGATTTCTTTAACATGTATCACGCATCTGCACAGACTGTAGTAGCCTCAGATCCTATTGACTTGAGTGCAAACGCACTAAAACCTGTTGCACTTCATAGTGTATTACCAACTACCCAAGGTCTTGTACTATTTAGTGCTAACCAACAGTTCCTTATGTCGTCATCTGACGGTCTTCTAACACCAGCTAAAACAGTAATTCGTACTATATCAAGTTATGAGATGGATACAATTATTGATCCTGTCGATACTGGTACGGGTATTAGTTTTATAAGTAAAACACCTAGTTATACACGTGTTTTCTCTATGGTTACACGTGGAGAAAACGAAAACCCAATTGTAACTGACATTGGTAAAGTTGTAAACGAATGGATACCTTCCACAATTGATACATTTATATCAAGTGCACAGAACCAGTTTATTGCATTCTCTGGACAAAGTACAAGATACATATATTTTTTTAGACAGTATGCAGAAGGTAAAGATGTTAAACTACAAACATGGTTTAACTGGCTTGCACCCGGTAATGTACAGACCATAGCAACAGATTCTGACGAATTTTTTGCTGTAACAAAACAGGGCGGACAGTTTACATTAAGCAAAGCTAGTTTAAGTCAAAGTCCCGAAGATGCTATTATTGTTAACAATGATGGTCAAAGACTAAATCCATGTATAGACTTGTATGCTACAGCTAGCTCTGTTACATTTGACACAACTGGTAACTTTAGTAAATGTTTTATACCTTATAATGATGCTACTAATTTAACACCTGTAATAATTATTAAAGGTACTACAGCCACAGGTCAGTTTATTGAATCTGGATTTACTATATCACCAGAGCGTGTAGTAGAAAGTGGTAATACATATTTTAAAGTACCATTTAAAAACTTAACAAGTGTAGCTAGTGATATTATAGTAGGATATAAATATGACTTTGATGTGATACTACCTAAAACATACTATAAGATAGATGCTGAAATGAAACGTAGTGACTTTACTGCTAACCTTACAATAGCTCGTATGAAGTTTGCTGTAGGTTTGTCAGGAGTTATGGGTTTTAAACTTAAATCTAAAGGTGTACGTCAAGGTAAGAAAGAGTATACAGGTGATGGATCTACTACAGTATTTCAGTGGATTAATGACAATATAAACTATATAGATGATGACCAGATAAAAGTAAAAGTAAACAACGTGGTAACTACAGCGTTTACAGTTGATAGAACTGGTGCTCTACCTAAGATTACATTTAGTTCTGCACCAGCAAATAATGCTAGTATACTTATATACATTGATGAGTGGTATAATTTAAACCCAGTTGTTAAGGCTGACGACTACTTAGCTAACGACATACCTATATCAGATCATTCTATATTTACATTACCTATACACCAGAGAACAGATAACTTTACATTAAGATTATTTAATGATTCGCCATTTCCCGTTTCTGTAAACTCTATGATGTGGGAAGGAATGTACTCACCTAGATTTTACAGGAGGACATAATGGACTTAATACCTTTTATTGGCCCTTTGGTTGGCTTAGGAACGTCACTCATAGGAGGAAACAAACAGGCTCAGGCTGCTGAAGAACAGACAAATCTTCAGAATGAAGCAATTCATAAACAATATCTATATGATATAGACGTTTATCAACAGGCAAAACAGACAGCCATTGATAATCGAGCACATGCTATAAAAGAGATAGAATTAAAAGTTAAAAATGAAGGCAAGATAGCAGCTCATAAAGATGCTATGAATCAGGCTTCTTATAACTATAACATGCAGATACGTAATCAGCAACAAGAGTTGAATGATCGTATGTATGCCAAGTCAGAAGACGTATATAATAAACAGCTTGGTATAAATGCAGCAAACGAGAAGGCTGCAAAAATGGATGAGAGACGTAAGCTACGAGAGATTGAAACTGAAAAAAGATATGAACAGCAAGATGTATATTTAGAAGCATTAGAGGCTGAAGGAGCTATTAGAGCAAGAGGTCAATCAGGTAGATCAGTAGATAAAGCAGCAAGCGTAGCTGCATTAAAAGCATCTACAGCTTTATCTTTACTTGACTTATCTCTTGACAATGCAACTGTAGCAGCACGAAGTGCAATCGAAGATATAGGCAGAGAACGTGTTATAAAAGACATAAATGCCTATGCAGCTAAAATGCTAGACCCCGGAAAACTACCAGAACCTATTGCACCGATAGCAACTCCACAAGCTGAATTTTTATACCCAAAAGTATTTCAAGATTATGACTTTGGGCCATCACCTGTTGAAGGTACTCGATTCTCACCATCTGCGGCAGCAAACCAAGTATGGGGTACAACAATTTCAAGTGTAGCTGGTACAGTCGGAGACTTGTTTGGAATGGCTACTAAAAATATAAGTTAATTATTCTAAAATTAAAATGGCAACTAAAAAATACTTAACCAAGTACGCTCGGGGAAGTAGACAATTACCTAGTGTCGATGGTGGCTTACGAGCTATGCAAATCCAAGGTGATAGGCAAACCAAAGCACTAGCTAATCTAAGAGATCAACAAAGACAAGCAGATCAATCTTACATCACAGGTATTGATAGAGCTGCTAAACTGGAAGAAGAAAACAGAAAACTTGTACGTGAAGTAGAAGTTAAAATACCAGAAAAGTTACGAGCTGACGCACTTAGACGTAACAACGAGAGAGAGCAACAGGACTTTAAACGTCGAATCGACGAGCAGAAAAAACTAGCAGATGTATGGGGAGCTTTATCTCCTACACTTGCTGCTAATGTGCAAAGAGCTGTTGGAAGTGCTACAAACTATTTTCAAACAGAAGCTGGTATAGCAGAGTATGAACGACGTTTAAAAGACGGCACGATTGGCAATATTAGAGAAGTACATCAAAAAATAAAAAGTGATGTAGACTTTCTGGACATGTCACAGCAACAATTCAAGGCTATAATGTCCGGTTTAAAAACTGGTAATTTTGATGATAAACAGTTATACGGTTATCTATCAGGTATAGATAAACTTCATAATCCTGTAGCTAAAGAAATATTTTATCTTCAGCATGTTAAACAGTTTGATGGTTTTAAAAGAGACTTTTTAACTTTTCTTGAAAAGAGAGGTATACCTGTAAATAAGAAAACAGTTATGGGTTTGTATCAGTTTCGTGTTCACGAACTAATGCAACAGTATGGAATAAACGCTAATTCAGAAATAGGTTTAAAACTACAAAACTTTTACAGGCAAAAAGGTTTTGCTGCGGAAAATCAGTTTACACTTGGAGATGATTATACAAGTGCTACACAAATAATGGCTGGTTTTGATGAGAAAGTTAAAGCTATATCTTTAAGTAACGACACAACCATAAGTACTCCAGAATTTAAAGAATCAGTTTATAACCGAAAGAATGCAGAATTTGTCAAGGTAATAGCTGCTGTTAATTCTAGACCTATACAGAATCGTGATGGATCTTATAGTCAACCTATAGTACCTAACACACGAGCTAATATTATAGCATGGGCTGAAAGTGAAATGGGTAATCATAATAATTTTCAAGAATTTTTAGAACATGTTATAGGTGTTACACCTGAGCATCCAAACGGATATTTAATACCCGGTGCTGAAAAAGATACACCTAAAAATCGTCTTCTTGCTAAGTTTCCATATTTAAGAGATGATCTAGCTGAAAAGTATGGAAAAGCATTTGATAAGAAAAAAGATGCTGAAGAAAAAATTAATAGAATTAGACAGCAATCTGAGGCACTTAAGTATCAACAAAAAATGAATGACGGATTCTATAAAGAAAATCCTGACACATTCTTTGAGGACTGGGAAGCTTCTAATGGCAACTCATACGCTAGAGAGTTGTTTGCTGGTAGTCTAGGATTTAAGAGTGAGTATATAGATGAGAATACAGTAACCTCTACTATTGTACAAGGATATAGAAATGGTGATATGCAATTAGTATATCACGCATGGGCAGCACTACCTGATGAACAGCAAAAGATAGGATTTATCTACAAAGATCTTAATAGTCTTGCTCAATCAGTAGGTGTAGAGTTTCAAGATTTAGACGATCACATTAAAAAGATTACAAATGCTACAATAGACGAAGTAGAGAAGGATGGAGTTTTAGATAAAGCTGCTGGTCCTTCAGCATCTACTATGGCTGATTACATGAGATCTGAATTACTTGCACGCTATGCGGCTGATACAAACGGTACAGCATTAGAAAGATTCACACGTGCTAAAGAATCTATAGATAAACAACTAGGATATGTTAATGGTGTTCTTGTTAATTTTGATAAAGATGGATACCGTGGATCTGGTATATTTAGGCAGAAGCAAGGTAAATCAGGTGCAACTAATAGAATCATATTTACACGACTAGCTGGAGAAAACTTTGGTAATATATCTAGTTTTGAGATTGATGCTACTTTAGGTGATACTAAAGGACAGACAAGACTGGAAGGATTAGTAGATCTAGTCGTAGCTGATATGGAATCTAAAAATCCTACAATTAACACCACACATTTATATACTTTACTTACAACAAATAAAACAAATAATCCTTTGTTAAGTAAGTTAATTGATAAAAGCTCATTACAAGATGTTAAAAAACAAGACTTTGTAAACACACTCAAGAACACCGTAGATGCAGATGCTAGAACAAAAGAAAAAGTCATGCAATGGGGTGGCGACAAGTGGTGTGATAAACTACTTGGACCTACAGCGGCTGGATTATCAAACGATCAGAAAGCTTTACAAGTATGTGTAAATGCAATCGAAGCACAGTTTGACACGCCTGCATGGAAGTTTCTACTTGATGCTAAAAATAGACAACAGCTACAGAACTAATGGAAGAAGAAAAATACGTTCCCGGTGCAGCAGTTAAAAGGGAACAAGAAGCCAAATCAGCACAGCCTGTATACCCTGCTCCTTTTGGGTACAAGTTTGGTAATAGCTCTGTAGACTTATCTATAGAGGATAATCATACTACCATGACAGATGAATATGAAGCATGGTGGAATGAAAAAGGAGATGAAAGAGACAGACTACAAGAAGAGTTTAATCAGAAATACTTTGGCATGTCTACTGATTTAGTCAGGCAAGCTAAACGTCAAAATAATATGAATGCTAATAACCCAGCATTAAAAAGATTAGACGGTGTATTTCAAGGTTTATCTGCACCCGGTCTAGGACTTGCTGACTTTGTAATGGATGCAGCTGGTACTCTGATACCCGGGTTTGACAGTATAGATGAAAAGTACGATCAAGCTACAATGCTTGACAACCCCACACATCAAGGTATTCGACGTATATCTTCTATAGTATTACCTTCTATTTTAGGTGGTAGTGCAATACAGAATCAACTGAATACTAAGTTAGCTGGTGGTGCATTATTTAGTAAGCCTTGGTTTACAAAGCTATCAGCAAGCATGGCTGCACACGGATTAGGAGATGCTGCAATATTAGGTCTAAGTGATGTTGGTGAAGATGATACTTTGACTGATACATTAGTCCAGTTTTTTCCTGATACATTTGGACCAAAGGGTAAGTTACCTTTACCACAGTTATTCCAGACTACTACAAGTGATAGCCCCGGTGTAAGAAAGGGTAAGAACATGTTAGAGTCTGCACCGTTTAGTATATTCGGTAGTGCACTCGGAGCTTTTCTTGACATTAAAGGTGGTCACAAAACCATGGACTGGTTTGAGCCGCTAGATGAGACTGCACAGGGTTATAAACAACTTAACATAAGCATGGGTGGTGATCCTGACAAACTTGTACGTATTGCTGAGATTGATGAACTATTATCATTAGGTAGTGAGAATATAAGCCGAGGCATGGAAAGACAACTTATCAATGAAAAAATAGCGTTAGAGGAATCTTTAGCTAACATTGATAATATGGATGATTACTACCGTAGGTACGAGTACTTAGAAGATGTAGAGACGCAGGCAGCTATTGAAAGAAAAACTGCTAATAACTTTGAACAGTTAGAACTTAACATTAACGGATTAGATCCTGACTTAAATGCTGATGTGCTTGATGATGCAGCAAAAGCAAAGCAAAGTGTACCTCCCGGTAACGTAGCACGTAACATGGCAGATACAACAGCAATTAAAACTGGTACATCTAAAGGAGACCCAGCACCTATTATCACAGATTCTATGAGACGTAAAGGTCTTATGGTAGGATCTACAAGTCGTGATGCTGTGATGGGTGTGGCTGAAGTCGCAAGAGATGCTGGTAGATTTAATGCTATTGTAGATGGTGTAAGATTTAGTGCTAAAGAGATGAATGCAGCAGCATGGGGTATATATACTGATATTATAGACCCTGCAAAAACTGTTGATGAGATTAGAGAGCTATTTTTAGAAAATAGAGATGTTAAGAATCTAATGTTAGGTAAGTTTAAAGTAGAAGTTATAAACGAAGATCAGGCAAGAGCAGCAGCATTTGCTATGCGTGATTTAGTTGATAGATTCTTAGGTAGAGAAGTTACAGCGTCATCAGGTAGAGCTATGGATACTCTAGGTAGAGAAGCTGCTACTATTGCTCAGTCTATAA